TGGCCATCGGCTCGTGATGCGCAGCGTGGAATCCGACACACCAGCCATGGCGCTCACTGTTCCCGCACGCGCTATGGCGTTGCTGCGTGAACCCGTGACCGTTGCCAGTGATGATGTGCACTGCAGCTTCACAGCAGGTGACACCACCATCACCAGCAGGATCCTGACCGGCACCTACCCCAACGTCGCGCAGCTGGTACCCGAACGGTTTGACTACACCGCAACCGTGGATCGCATTGCCTTCCTGCGTGCATTGGAGCGCGTTGCTGTCATCGCTGACAGCCATAACTCCGTGGTGAAGTTGACCGATGGCAAACTCACCGCTGAAACCGAAACCAGCAGCGGCGCTGAATCCATCGCGTTTGACGGTGAGCTACCCGACATCGCCGCCAATGTGCATTACCTNCTCGATGGCGTCAAAGGTTTCACCGGGCAGCAGCTACAAATCCGCGCAAATACCAGCACCACGCCGGTGGTCCTTGCAGATCCTGATGATGTTGTTAACATCTGCTTGGTTATGCCTGTTCAGTTAAGATCGTAATTTCCATGGCTTCCAATTCCATTCCTTCCGCAAAAGCTATTGAGCATTGGCCAGTTGATCGCTTAGTACCTTATACTCGCAACGCTCGTACGCATAGCTCTGAGCAGATTTCGCAGATTGCTGCATCCATTCAGGAGTTTGGTTTCACCAATCCGATTCTTGTTGACAAGAAAGATGGCATTATTGCTGGTCATGGACGGTTGTTGGCAGCAAAGGATCTAGGGATGGCCCAGGTTCCGGTGGTAGTCCTCGATCACCTGACACCAGATCAAAAACGGGCTTACGTACTAGCTGACAACAAGCTCGCCTTGAATGCTGGTTGGGATATGAGCCTTTTGCAAGAAGAGTTGATGGCGATCAACTCAGTTGATTTTGACTTAAACTTACTCGGCTGGAATGAAAACGAGATCGCTGATATGCTTGACCCAGAAGGGATTGATGACGCTGAATCACCAAATGAATTCGCTGAAATTGATGATGACATCGAAACTGATCATCGCTGCCCATCCTGTGGTTACGAATGGAGTGGTAAAGCTAAATGAAACCCGCCTACCATATTCCAACGATGCGCGAAATCGAAGCGCTACCATGGAATGGTTATAAAGTCGCTTCAACATTCAGCGGGTGCGGTGGTTCTTGCCTTGGTTACCGCATGGCAGGTTACAAAGTAATTTATGCGTGTGAATTTATAGATGAAGCACAGCGAACTTACAAAGCAAATCACCCACATAGTTATTTGGATACACGTGACATCCGGCAAGTAAAGCCTGAAGATGTATTAGAAAAAGCGAATATTGACCGTGGTGAGCTTGATCTGTTTGATGGATCGCCGCCATGCTCAGCTTTCTCAACTGCTGGAAAACGCGAAGCAGGCTGGGGACAAGTAAAGGCCTACAGCGATAAATCTCAACGGGTTGATGACTTATTCTTTGAATACGTTCGTTTGATTGATGGAATCCGCCCTAAAGTATTTGTCGCAGAAAACGTAAGCGGTCTAGTAAAAGGCACAGCCAAGGGCTATTTCAAACGGATCCTCGCAGCGCTTCGAGAACCTGGTTACCGAGTTAGTTGTCGAGTACTTGATGCGCAATGGCTTGGCGTCCCTCAGTCACGTCAACGCACTATTTTTGTTGGCGTACGAAATGATCTTAACTTAGATCCAGTGCATCCCACTCCATTGCCATACCGCTATTCAGTTGCTGAAGCATTAGAAGGCGTAGCGAAGCCAGGGCCGAATGAACTGCGGTCGTTATCGATGGCAACCAAAACCGAGCGTTTATGGCGCAAGACGCTACCTGGCAACAACTTGTCTGCTGCCTGTATGGAAGAAACCGGCAAAGGTTCATTTTTTAATATGGTCAAATTAAGCCCAACGAAGCCATCACCAACAATCACAGCAACGTGTCAACAGTTTCATTGGGATGAGTTTCGGTATTTGACGATCCCTGAGGCAAAACGTCTTTGCAGTTTTCCAGATGATTTTGTTTTAACAGGTGAGTTCTTACAGAGGTTCGAGCGTTGCGGCCGTTCTGTCCCGCCGCTAATGATGATGCAAGTCGCCAAAACTATCGAGGAGCGGATCCTAAAATGTGTGGCATAGCTGGCGCTTACAAGGAGACCATTACAACGGTCGAGAAGATGCTAGACCGCATCAGGCACCGCGGACCTGATGGTGATGGGATCAAAACGCATGGACAAGCAGTCCATGGCCATGTCCGCCTAGCTTTGGTTGATCTCAGCGATGCATCGAACCAGCCCTTTCTTCAAAACGATTCAACTTTGACCTTCAATGGCGAGTTGTGGAACTACAGAGCGCTACGCGAAGCAATGCAGGCTGATGGTGAAACCTTCACTACTAGCGGCGACACAGAAATACTAGCGACCATGCTAAATCGTGAAGGTTTAGCCTGCCTCCCCAAACTCGATGGAATGTTTGCTTTCGCCTGGAGCAGGGGCAATGAACACTGGCTCGTGCGGGATTGTTTCGGCAAGATCCCTGTCTATCTTGCGAAGACCAAAAAAGGTTATCTCTGGGCGTCTGAACGGAAAGCTTTCCCGTCTGGCATGAAACCGATCGCTGTGCCGCCTGGGTGGGCTTTCAACCTGGTTACTGGTGAATGGTTGCACTGGTACGAAATGCCAAAAAATCAAGAACCAATGGACGCTTCAAATGTCCTAGCTCATCTTCGTTCCGGCGTTCAAAAACGCCTTGCAGCAGATGCGCCTGTATGCTGCTTGATTTCTGGTGGCCTCGATAGCAGCCTGATCTTGGCGCTTGCTAAAGAAATGACTCCAGATGTGACGGCTTACACGGCAATTTTTGATAACGAGTCGAGCGACCTCAAAGCCGCCCGACGGCTGTGTGCTGAGTTTGGGGTTAAGTTGATTGAAGTACCGGTATCAATCAGCTCCAGCGGGATTAGTCAGGCCATCCGTTCGATTGAGATTGCAAGCAAGGCGCAGATCGAAATCGCAATGCTCTGTCTCCCACTCGCGAAACGCATTTATGCCGATGGCTTTCGTGCATGCTTATCCGGTGAAGCTGCTGACGAGCTCTTCGGCGGCTATGGCAACTTCTGCATCCAGGCTTCAAGGCTCGGTGATCAGGAGATCACACCACTCCGCTTAGCGCAGCTTGCCAAAATGGCGCGTGGTAATTTTGTACGCTGCAACAAGGCTTTCATGTCTGCAGGTGTTGAATGCCGATTGCCCTTCATGGAGCAAGGCCTTGTCGAAGGGGCAATGCAACTTTCGAAAAAACAGTCACCACCAGGAAAAATACTGCTAAAAGAAGCAGCTAAGCCATTAGTGCCGCGCTGGGTGATTAAACGCACAAAAGACACATTTCAAGGCGGCAGTGGCCTGGCAGGTGCCATGATGAAGCATATAGCCAATCCTTTGGTCTATTACAACGCTGAACTTCGCAAGTCGTTTGGCTACCTTCCTAAAGACTAACCATGGACATCCCTTCCAACTGGACCTTTGAAACCGCAGGTGTTGCAGCTGGTTTTGATCGTCACGTCCGCGAGCAACTCCCCTGGTATGACTTAGCGACGAATGCAATCACGCATATCGCTCGACATTACATCCCTGAAAATGGCTTGGTCTATGATCTTGGTGCAGCTACAGGTAACATCGGCAAAGCACTTCAACCCGTACTTGAAGACCGCAATGCAAAATTGATAGGTATTGAGCCATCAGCTGAAATGATAAAGCGTTACGACGCTCCCGGTGAAATTATCTGCGCGAAAGGAGAAGAGGCCGATTATGAAGCATTTGATCTTGCGGTGGTATTCTTAACATTGATGTTTGTTGAACCCCGCAAACGCATTCAACTGATGAATAAATTGTATCACGCTTGCCGCCCCGGTGGTGCAATAGTTGTATTTGATAAACTTGAACCAGTCGGTGGTTATTTAAGTACAGTCTTCTATCGATTAACACTCGCAGGTAAACGTGCTGCTGGCGTTGCTTCTGATGAAATCATAGAAAAAGAACTAAGTCTCTCTGGCGTTCAGCGGCCGATCATCGAAAGTCAATTAGGTAGCTCAGCTTATTTATGGTTCAAATTTGGAGACTTCGCAGGTTGGATAATTGAAAAAACTGCGAAAGGCCCTGATTTTCCTTATACATGAACTAGTAATGGCTGCTAAGGGTACAAGCAAAGCTGAAAAGGAAATGCGCATAAAAAAATTTGCGCAGATCATTGCTAGCGGTGGGCGCCGTTCAGACTGCTGTCGTTACGCGGCAGAAAAATGGGGGGTTGATGATCGTACTGTTGATCGCTATCTCGCCGCTGCACGTGATCAGCTTCGTGCTGACTGGGATATCGAACGCCCTCAAATGATCGCTGATTTGCTCAGCCAATGCAGCACTTTGCAGCTAGAAGCTCGTAAAGCGAAGCAATACCATATAGCCTTGGGTGCTATTAACACTGCCGCCAAGCTGGCGCAGCTTTGCTCATGACTGAAGAACGTTTCTGGCATGAACCAACCGATGACAACATGTATCGTGTTTGCTTTTCCCTAAATGGCGTCACCGCTTGCACTTATGTCAGCAGTATGCACTTAATAGAAGAAAAGCGTGAA